GAGAGTCTGAAGATGGGAAGTAAGTGTAGCAATAACAGTCTTATTCGCGTTTAATTCGGTTTCCATTTTGTTCAAAATTTCCACTGACTTTTCTGCGGCAAGTTTAGCGTTCTGAACCATTTCAGTTGGAACGTAAACCTTCGGTCGCCCATCATCATCAAACTTGATTAAGACTTCATCGAGTCGGTTACACTTTTTTTCAATATCCTCCGCTCTCTTGCAAACAGCATTGACCTTCGCGATAACTCCACACTTACTCGGGTCACACCGTTCGATAAAAGTTTCAGGCTTTTTCAGTTGATCCGCTATCAATTTAATCAACTTCCCAATCACATAGAGCGCGATAACTGCTGCTATCCCATAATTGACATAAACTTCATCCATTCGCAACTCTCCTTAAAAGATATGCGCCCACCACTGAACGAAATCGTTCCAGCCACCCGGAGTAGGCGGGATATATTGATACTCATACCAACCAATATCCGGAGCGGCATTATAGTAAGGCAATCCTACATCCACACCCGCATCCCAGTTTGATGAAGTGTTATCTATCAGGCATAAGTCGCCGCCGATATAAAGAGGATTTATACCTGTCGGTTTATTCAAGGAATTCGGGCCATCTATAGCCGCAGTCGGCTGATAATTTGAACCCGCATAATTATAGACATTGTTATAATCCGAATCGTAATCAACTCCAAGAACCCACGGATCGAAAACAGTCCAGACCATCATACACTCGCCACCCGGATACGCGAACTGTGTGAGTGAACAGTTTTTAACATCAACCTTCATCCCCGCAACATCTTGAGCGAATAGCACCAGACCTTTTTCTTCAAATGAATTGAGGGTAACATTATATATTTTGTTCCCGGATGCGGCAATTTGAGCGCAGAACATAAGCCCATATTGCATACCATAACCAAGACATTTTTGGATTCGACAATCAACAACTCCTCTTGTAAGAGGAGCTTCACCACAAATCTGCGGAGAAGAAGCGTTCAACGCCGCACCCAACATGTATCCCGTATCATATCCAGAGATATAAAATGATGCACTCGGCCCGCTATGAAATGCGATACAATATTCTGCTATCGAACCCTCACACTCAAAAATCGAAATAGCAGGAGCCATAACATAAACCCCTGCCGAAACAAGTACAGTTTCCATCAATCGAATAAGCCCAAACCGATTCATGGTCGTATAATTACTTCTTATCGCAACCTGACCCGAAATGATAGGCATATCTCCACTCGGATGATCCGCTACAAATTGAGTCGGGTCGGCAAGAATCGAATCATAATATCTTCCTGTCGTCACAGGTTCCGTATAACGTGTATCGCTTCCTTTTACATGGAACGTAACTCCCGGCTCTCCTTTGTAAAGTGCCATATCGAAAGTTTTCAGGGCATTTACCCAACTCGTTCCGGAATTGGAATCGTCACCATCAACGTTATCTATGTAAAGGTCAGCAGAAACACCCGAACCAACCCTTCTCATCTCGTATGCACCACGATCAGGAGCAGACCCTACATACCAGTCATTTATACCCGGAAAATGAACTCCTGCGTCAACATAGGGCGAATCAGGACGTAATCTATAATCCCACGCCTCATGTCCAAAGAACAACGGGTCTGCATGAAGTGTATTCGCTCCGAGATTTGTCGCTCCCGGATAATCGACATTATTTGTGTACCCTGCCCTAATAGTGTCAGGATACCTTGTTATATCTCCGAAGAAGATAGAGTTTGCAAGTATCGCCGGACTTCCAGTATCCCCGCCTGGGCCACTCCAAAATGCCCTTCCATTTACAATAGTTGCGTGATAAACCGATGTAGCCAATTCATCTGTTGCGGTTATCAGATAATAATGAATTGATCCAAGCCCACCCCCACAAGCAGACTGTCCTACCGAACAAATTCTATTAAATGTAATATCTGCACAATCAATTCCTTGAGGATCACTGTCGCTATAAACTCTTAAAAGTCCTCCACCACCGAATCTTACATCTACATAAAATTTGTCAATAGTGATATTTTGACTATTTCGTATTTCAAGACCCCAACTATTTGACCACAGATAAAAACGTCCTGAACCCTGTGCCTGAACCTCTATGTTCCTCGTACACCAGAATTCAAAAGCACACCTATCGCTCTCACCATGAGGAACCCACAAAACAACATTATCATCTTCCTTTGTAATTATGCGAGAAGGATGTGCAGAATCAGGCCCGGAATGGAATCCTTCGATTAACCACCCTCTTCCAGGCGATCCCGTATAACCTCGATACCAATCAGGAATAACATATCCATAACCCGAAGCTATATGTATCGTTCTCCCCGGATGCCACCGAGAAATAGCCATTTCGATTGTAGCAACGGAATGATCCCAATCAATTCCCGAATTGGAATCATCTCCAAATTCCGAATCAACGTATATATCGTGATTGTAACCATCATTCCAATCAGTCCAGAAAACCCATACAGACCTATCATTATTAGCCGAGCTATCTTCTCCATAAGCGTTACAGAGATATTGACATTGTTCGCTCAAGTTACCTACTTTGGTAGCTTCAATGTGATAACCCATAGAAGTTTTACCCGCAGTTACAGACCATCCCGCAAGTATAGTCCATCCCGCAGTAATGACATTATAGACAGTTTCAACACCAAGAAAACTTCTTTGAGTTACGGTAAGGGTTATCGTGCTTTGATCTATATCATCGTTGTTACTGATTATGTCAAATTCAATACTATCCGTGACATCAACCTGATTCGCATAATTCACAGGAGATTCATTCAATATAAGAACGTCTACTCCACCCGGAAGCTCAGTATAAAACAACCATTCCGTAGTAGTGGAATGAGCCGCAACATCTTCAGCATAAACTTTAACTTGAATCTTTTTCGCCTGACCAAAATCGGGCGTAGGATCGAATGTATAACTGTAATGAGTTCCCGGAGTAAGCTCTGCTCTTACAACCGAATAACCCGGTACAATGGCTCCATTATTATATATTTGAGTCCATCCTGAACCGTCGTCAAAGTCAACCCAAATATCAACTGAATTCAAGTTGATATTATCATCGTCATCCTTGAGTTCAAAATACATGTTCGTACTTGGTGAATTATCTTGCGAATCAGCAACCGGATTCTGATTCAGGACATACGGCCCCGAAATCAAAGCTCCACGATGATACCACACTTCGTCCGAATCTTCTGAAACCAACTCAAGTTGACTCGTGGCATGTTTTATCGAACTTAAATGATCGGGAGTTTTCTCCGACATTTTTTGCCGAGAACCCCACGAACCACTTACTTTTGAAATAAGAAATATTTTTCCTTGATCTGCACCATCAGTTGAATTCCCAAGATGAACAACATGCACATCATCCGAAGAATCAATTGTAAGATTCGCAAAAGAACCTTCACATAAAGAGCCAAATGCTCCCCATGCTCCCGCTGCCGGTTTTTCTGCGATATAAACATCTGTACCAGTTGATACAGAATTGCTTGATCCTGAAAAATAAAGATTACCAGAAGAATCAGCCACAAACCCAAGAACGGCTGATGTTGTGGGAGTCGGCGCAGTTTCCTTCTGCCATGTTAATCCGTTATACCATATATGTTTCCAACCTACTCCACTCGCAAAACTCGCTATAAAATGAATATCTCCATCTCCATCATCTGCAAGAAGAAAATCCCAAGATGATGCAGCCGGGACACCAAAACCCCATCCATCAGTTACATCAGAATCGTAAACTGTTGTAAAGGAATTGAAACCCGTTCTCTTTTTGATTTGAAGCGTATATGTATGCGCCCCTGAACTCGCAACTATAGCTGCAAGATAAACGTCACCAGAGCTATCTATTACAATCCTCGGAGCATCGTGATAATTTATCGCTCCTGTAAGATCGAATGGATATTCGTATCCTCCAAGAACATCAGAAACAACCTGACGATAAACCAGTTCGGTTACATGACTCGGATTTTCTGAAAATTCTAATGATAATGCCAGATGAACAGTATTCGCACCCGCCGCTGAATTATAAGCGATTCTTGCCGACCTTGCTGTACCCGAATTCCACCACGGAACTTGAACAGGAAAAGTCCAGTTGACACCATCATCAACAGATTTCGCAAGCCATCTACGCACTGTACCAGGATTATCATCCTCCACGAAAGCGTAAACGACTCCTGAATCCGTTCTGATAATACATCTTGAATTACTCCTATCAGTAAGTAGAAGTAATTCTCCATCTGTTATCTTTTTTTCAAAATCAAAGGCCACTATTCATACCATCCTCTGATTAGTGCTGTGGTTATGTCACCCGGTGTTCGTCCACCGGCACTCACGATGATCCATTCCCCTTCTTCTACATCTTCAGGAACCGTGAACACAAACGGCACAGGACATAACGCCGAAATCATTCCACCGTCAATAGCAGTCCCGCCAATTACATCTACATTATTGATGTATATCCTGATTGTCGCGGCTCCCTGACTCGAAACCCTCACCTCTCCAATTTTACCCTTCTTCTCCCATTGGAGACTCAAAACCTTTTCCTCACCACCACCGACAGCCACCTGTGCATCAATAAGCCGCCTGATACCTTGAGGGGAATCCTCTCGGCGCGTTCTCACAATATCCGGATTTAATCCCATTTTCGTAATCCTCCTAAAATTCGAGTGCGTGTAACCGTTTGTAACCATATTTCAGAGTGTCAATAGACACAAGACAACGGCACACGGTTTGTCTCATTACAGAGCGCGTCATACCGTTTATTACTCATTTTTCACATGGATAACACGGTATGATACGATTCCAGAGTTTTTTCGGCAACAACTCCCCAATTATAGTTATTCATTATTATATTCGGCAGTTCCCCCGATTTTTCTTCTTCAAGAGCATACATTACAGCCCCTCTTATACTATCCGTGGAATGAGGATTACAATAAATAGCATGTTCTCCGAAATACTCTTCCTCAACACCACAGTTTCCACATACAAGATTACATCCAAGCAATCCTGCTTCCAGATGTGACAGTCCTGGTGTGTCATAAAAACTCGGCATCGCGTGTACCTTTGCGAGTTTCATAGCCGAAGAAACCATATCCCTCGACTGCCTACCAATAAATTTGACGTTCTTCCCGGAAGCCTCCTTGCACTCGTTAAGATACCTTTTATTATAATTATCCCCAATCAGAACGAGTTTAACATTTTCTTTTGCCAGAGACTTAATCAGATTAAGTTGATTTTTCCTCTGCTCAATCCTTGCGACACAAATTACATCTGGAACGAAACCGAATTCTGAAAAGAAAAGCGTTTCTGGAACAAACTGTGATCTCAATTCAACAGCATTTGGGATAACCTTATATTCAAAATCCTGACCAAAATGATTGAGAATCACATTTGCTTCTACCTCTGAATTAGGCAGCAACAAACTTGAGTTCCTTATGGCTCTTCTCCTCTTCATCGCTATGGATTGATGTTTTCCAACTCCGGGCCAGAAGATAGGAGAAACCACATTCTTCAGTTGTATTTTTTCGACCTCCAAAAGCATTTTATATATTGAACCAATTCTTGTGATCCCAAAAAAATGAACGAGATCGTATCCCTCAAGACTGGTAATTTTACTGTTCGTGACATCGACATCGACATCCAACCTCTTCAAAGCGTCAACTGTTTCTAATACCTGAATGGTATCGCCAGCCTGACGCTTCAAAATATCCTGCCGCGTAACGGCGAGTATTTTCATAAAACCGATCCAAGAATCCGCACATCCATGTTATTAACAGTGTGAACAACTTCCAGAGAACAGGACTGCGGAAGAATTAAACGACCTTCCCGTGGTGTCCAGAAAATAAAAGTGTTTGAATCACCCGTTACAGAATCGACAACCCAAGTTTTGACTCCATCAGTAAACTGTATCGTAACAGCCTTTGCCACTGCACTGGAAAAATTCATCGCTATCCCGGTAATCTCTGCTCCATTCGTAGCACCACCGGGGTTATAAGAATATGTCCCCGGAACATGAGCAACAGCAGTTACATCAATAGGAACGGCTCCAGGTGCTCCACCTGTTATATTTACATTAACAGGAGTCGTTGAAGAAAATTCCGCAATATTGATCTTTAATCTCCTCAACGTATCGAGAAGCGCAAGCGCGGCATTACCTTCTCCAAGCGGCCCCGGAGCAACACCCGGATTCGCATAATACTGACCAGTTACAGGAGCAACTTCAAGAACCTGAACATAATCGTTCGGTGCCGCACCATAAACCGGAATGTACGTCGGCACACCACCTGGCCCCGACATTATAACCTTGAGGTTATTCAGAGCATCCAGATGGAGTGGTTCACGAGGACTGCCGCCAATATCCTTAACGGCAACTTCTCCTGCCGGGGGTGGAGCACCACCCGCAAGCGTAACCCGAAGTGAACCGGAATTGGGCGTGGCTCCTTTTATCCAACAATCCTGTAGCCAATCCCATAAAAGTTTATCCGGTACTTCACCTTTAGTATATTTCGGCGGCATAATCGTCACCCCTCATATCGTTCAGTTTGTCTTACATCAACCTTCTGTTTCTCGGCAGACGGAACATACGTCACAGACCGCCTCGTACCCAAAGGCTGACCAAATAAAGTTGTATCTTCAAGGGCATCAAGTAAATCCTGCCTCAGAAGTTTCAGCTTCGCAAGCAAATGATCTGCTATCTGTGAGAGTTCGACAGTTTTGCCGCCCATCGTCACATCTACATGATTCATCGCGTTGTTATAAAGGAATTCAAGCGCGTTGATCTCTGCGAGAATGGGAACGACCCGAATCTCTGTTGTCGATGATGTAGGCAGAGCAATACCACGCTCTCTTGCAGCCTTCTCTATATAAGCATCGACATCGGTTGAAGTAGTCCAATTACATTGGAGCTTCCCCAACCTACTCCACAGATCGTTCCTCGCTTGAATCAGAGTCAGTTGAATCGTCGCCATCTTCGTCCCCAACGTCACCGCCGTCGTTTAATGCTTTGAGATCATCCTGAACCTCTTCGTCGGGAACCTGTTCCCAATGTGCTCTCCCGGAAGCGACGAGTCTCTTAAAAAAGTCGTTGACGTTTCGTGCGGATTCTTTGTCTCCTCCGCACTCTTCAGCGGTGACGGTTTTTCCTTTGTGGATGATCCCACCCGGCGCAGTAGGTATTATTTTCGCTTTTGCGCCCGTTCCATAACGGACGTTGAGCGTAGCCGTTTCTTTGTGACTGTAAATCAGTTGATACAGAGGTTTTCTTCCTTTAGCCATTTCGTTCTCCTTTAAGGTAATTGAAGTAACAGCGGGATAGACCCTGCCGGAACCCATTTTTGTTCGACGGACGTTTCCACAAAAGACCGTGAACCATTGGGATAATCAATTACAGCAGACCTGACTTCTATTCTTCCAGTAAGTCCAGCCAGGTATCTGCCAATCGGGATTGTTCCCGTAGTATTATAATCAGGAGGCTCTGACATTCCTATCGGGTCTGTTCCATCATCGAGATACGCAACAGTCGGCGGTGAAACCGACTTCAAATGATAAAGTTCATCAGGTACTATTCCCCGATAAATCTCATACGTTACAGCCCCATCGACATCAGGCCAACTTAATTGAATCGAACGATCACCGCCCGACACAACATCGGAACCGATGCCTCCTATAACAGTTTCGCCACCAGTAACATCAGTTACCGTTATGGCATAAAAATATTCTCCATCAGATAAAGAGCCGCCCATTTGAACGGCTGCTGATACATCCGAAGCTGTAAGGGTGGGTAAAGGGCTGTTGACCACAACAAGATCAACAGCCCTCACATATACCCACTGAAAATCGGTGTCAAATATATCCGTCGTTGGAAGATAAATGACACCAGACCTGTAGACCGCGATCACTTCACCTGACACTCCATCAGTCTCGGCTGCTCCGATAATGTATCCTTCAGGGGATACAACGAGTTCTCCCCCACTTACATCGTGAGCAAGAACAGCGCGGATTATCTTCCCATCACCGAGATAATTGAGCATAATTCCCCGCGATCTTAGATCAGGCAGTTAACCGAAACTGCCACCTTATCCTTCGCAACACCCGAACAGGCGTACCCGAGAGTAGCCTTCCCGATGTTGATCCTGGTTCCACCCACTGCCTGTGTGGTAACTTCCAGTGTGGCAGTATCCCACTGGATGTTAACACCTTCGGCTATGGACGAAATACCGTAAGACGCACTTACGATAATCGGCAGTTCGACCACACCGCGTTTGATAACCGGGCACAGCAGGTTTTCGACCAGCCGCGTTTTCGCTTCTCTGGCGTTAGGAGTGCGTACTGAACTGCCTTTGATAAGAACATCTTCAAAAGCAGCAGCCGAACCACGAGCCGTAAGCGAATACCCGTCATCATTACACGCATTGGTACTCACGTTCGTCAGGAACACGAGATCGGAACCCACGTCAGCCGCAGCCGCAGCCTTCAGGCCGCGATAGACGTTATAGGAAACCGCATTAGTTACCGCGTTCCACGACAACTGAATAATGTCATCAGCCCCGGTCGGGCCGGGAAGGATGAAGACCGGTAGTCCTTCTTTGCCATTGGCATCTACCGGAGTGACAGCGAAGAAAGCGTATGACCCATTGGGCCAGTATCCGCCTCCACCTGCCAGAGCCGCAGCTAACCCCGTAGCTCGCTTGACATTTACCTGATCGGTGCTTATCAGAGCGATGCCGAGGAAGTTTCCGGAATCAATAACCGGATTGCCAGCCACGGTTGCATCTTCAAACATGATGGTCTGTCCATAACCTTCATGCAGGAGATTTATCATGGTGTTTTCCTCCCTTTGTTTTAGGTCTTTTCACTCCAATTAAGGAGTGAACTCGACCTTCATAACGTTATCGGCATCAAGGATGGCGAATGTGTACGCCTCTCCTGAACGCACCATCTCAGACCGCGTTTTGAAGTCTTCCGCATTTGCGATAGACAGCGTTTCGCGGATGCACTCAAGCATCTTATCCTTCGCGACTACGAGAAGCGTGAAATCATCCGGAATCTCAAGCCACGTTATGCACTTCATTCCCGCGATTCCAGTCACATCACCCGTTCGCGGGTCGATTGCGATACCCGGAACGATGGCAGTTGTGGAAGTCGGCACGAGTTCTTCAAGCCGCGCCGGGGAAATGATAATGCTGTTGTAGCGTTTCGGACGTTTGATCCCGGTATCGGTTTCGTAAATCTCCAACCCCGAGATCCTGGCGGCGCGGAGATTACCGATAGTATTGGCAACCGGGCCTATGATCTGACCGGCACCATTGGCGAGAAGGTAAGCCGCTACTGAATCCTTCTTGCGAGCGTGTGCCCGACCCAGTTCCATCACATTGTACCGCATGAGATCAACTTCACCATCACGCATCATAGCGTGGGTGATGCCGATAAGTGCTCCGAAATCTTCCACCGTGATGGTGGTTTTCGGGCCGGGTTTCAGACTGACGATAGGCGGTGCTTCACCTTCGACAATCTTCCCGATCTGGAAGCCTTTCATCGACGGGAACGGAAGACTGTTCCTCGTCATCGTGAACGGCGTGAAGAACTCCTGATATTTCGTCTCCTGAACTTCGCTGAAGTAGGAGTCGATCAGAAGCGGTTCCAGACCATACTCCAGCAGGTCGGGGAAGTCAGTGCGAGTCTGCATTTCCTCGAACGTACACGAGAGGATATGCTTGACATCATCCGAACCATGCTCGGTATAATAATTCCGCATCTCAACGACATTACCACCGAACACCTTGTACTTCTCGTCAAACGATACATTGTGAGACGAGAAAAGAAGCTGCATGACCTCGCGTTTACCCATAGTGGGCGCGAGATTGTGCATCTCGGTGATATGACCGCTGTTTTCGGATACTCCTGTAATCATAGGAGTCTCCTCCTTCTTTTTCTGTCCCGGTTTAATACCGAGAGCTTCCAATCGCTCAATAGCGCGATCTTTAGCAGAAGTCATCTCTTCAACTGTTTTCCCTACAATATCCTTATCGAGTTGCGAAAGAATATCCTTCGGGTAATCCAGTTTGGACATGAGTTCAACTTTGGCCTGTTTCACTTCCTCCTGAGTTTTCATTTCCTGAATATCAGAAGAAAGTTTGTCACGCTCTGTTTTCAGACCTTCTATTTCCTTATCCTTACTCGTCAGAGCCGTTTTCTGCTTTTCAATGTCAGCTTGCATCTCGTCGATCTGTCCTTCGACTTCGAGATCAGCGTCGATATTCTTGCGAATTTTTTCAGCCACATCTGGCCTCTTCGCAATAATATCATCAGCAGACATCTCAGAGATTGAAACGACTTTGGGAGCAGGAGCCGGAGGAGTCTGAGTGTGAGGCGTGTCAGTACCTTTGATTTCGTCTCCCATCTTGGATTGTTCCTCCCTTCGTTCTCCAGTCATCTCTTGGATGACTTTGGTGATCCCTGCACGTTCGACACCAACATCAGCATCGTTCGCTATGGCAACACCCTTGAGTTGTTCAAGCTCGAACACCTCGATAACCCCATCGGAGAGGTTATGTTTCATCTTGGCTCTCGCCTCGATTGAAACTTTCGGGAAAACACGTTTCCGTATCTGTTCCCGCAATTCACCCGCACTTGGCATGATATAACAGTGTCCTACAGCAGTCGAACCCAACTTCTGACCGCCAACGAAGACTCCGAGAACTTTTCGTAATTCGTATCCCACGTCTTCTGGTTTTTGATGTCCTGGGTAAAGTTTTATGGAATCCGAGTTCGACTTGGGGTTTATCGACTCGGCTACTTGAGAAACAAATTCCGGGGTATATCGTTTTTGCATCGACTCGCCATCAATTCTTCCAAATCCAACTGAACCGTCACTGACGAGCTTAATCGAAACGACAAGCGGTTCATCATCATCTCCGAAAAGATTCTTCAAGTTAATGTGAGGGGATGAATAAATTCCGCTTTTAGGGTCAACCATTTCTTGAACTTCACATACAACATATACTTTTTCTTCAAAAATTCTATCCGGCATTTTGCACCTCTTCCACTCCCATATCCCACTTACTGTTGATCCTCATGTTATTTGGAAGTGATTCGTCGAGTGTATCCCCACGCTTTGCCTTATGTGTAAGTCCGAATCTTTGAAGCGCAGAAACAATTTTCCGGTGTATTCTCCTGTAATATGATCCATCCTCCGAAGAAAAATTGCTGTGAACCAATGAATGAGCGCGTAGTGTTTGAGCCTTACTTCCAATTTTGTATTCAGAAGCAGATTCCGTTACTCTCACACCCTTTTTCTTTTTCATCATTCTTCGTATATATTCGTTGTATCCCGGAGGCAATCCATATTTTTTCTTCCACCTGTTAAAAATATCCGGGTGGTTAATGAGTAGATACAAAGCCTGTTCAGGACTCGAAAACGGCATTATTTGTTCTTCGCCCGTAACCTTTCATCCTTATACTACTATTTTAGAACATATTATCCCACAGTTGTCAACCCTGTGGAGCTATTTTTCTCTCCATCGTCCTGTCAATCTTATCAGCCGTACCGTCATCAGGTTTCTCCGGAGGCTCGTCTTTTTTCGGAAATGGCTTATCTTCAGCACTGGTTGTTTCGGTAGGCTCATCCTTGTTTTCATCAGCAGCATCGGCGTTTTTTCCGTACTTCTTGATGTATTCTTCTACATTCTGCTGTTCCTCTTCATAATTTCTACCGAGTTCCTTCGACATCGTTTGCACACTAACCGTTCCGAGATTCTTCTCCTTCGTAAGGTTTTCAATAAGCTGCGCCCTGTCCCTTTTTGAAACGGAAGGAAGTTTAACAGTAAACTTCTTTTTATCGTTGAGAAGAACAACGACATCATCCTTACTCTCTTTGATCCCTTTTTCCATTCCAAACCCGGTACTCAACTGAACAAAAGCAATCGTTTTGAAAATCTTGCGCCAGAACCATTCGTAATCGGACTGTCTCTCTTCAAGCGTTTTCATTTGAGGCAGTTCCATTGTCTGACCCTGCGCTCTACTTCCAGAAGCAGAATCTCCGGTATAATGTTCCGATAATCCAGTTCCGGTTATAATCATCAGAAGCAACGCTCTCCTCAATTCCTCGAATCCCTCAAGTGTCGATGTAAATTCTCTGACATCTGTTTCCACATTTTTGTTGTGGACAAGATTATCTCCGAGACTCCATTCATCGTATTTAGCTGCTTCACGATTGAATACTTCTTCATCTTCAGTGTCAATCGTTATATCATACGCACCACATCCTCTTAACTTGGATTGCAAAACTCCATTCCGAAGATGTTCGGCATACAAATCAATCCACTCAAAAAGGCAAAGCAAATCAGAGTTCCCATAAATGGAATTCGGCAAATCATTCATCTTAAAATGAAACATGAATGAATCTCCACGAATAACAAACTTTTTTCTTCTTCCCGGAGTATACGAAATCTCGTCGTCAGTTATACCTTCCTTTTCAAGGAACTTATCATAAGGAAGAATTTTTTCTACAACAGTTACTCTATTCTCCGGATCGTACCAGGTTATCTGGTAGAAGTTAACATCCTGTGGATCACCCGCGTTAAAATCTATATCTACAACATTTGTAGCCATTCTCCTGATAAGAACGTCTCCCTTTTTCATTCCTGTTTTCGCCCCATCTTTTTTAGCAACGAAACAACGATAGAATCCTTCACCGTGAAGCATGTCAGCAGAATAAAATTTCTTTATGTAATATTGGAGATCATTCAAATCTTCAAAATGCTCAAAAATTTTTTTCAGGTACGGATTATCACCATTAGTGACCTCAAATCCATCTCCAACCACAAATGAAGTAACCGTCCTGACAAACCATTTTGCGATTGGATTGTTGTTCCACAAGTCCTCGGCAATTTTTCGACGCTCTTTTCTCTCCGTAGGCGCAACATATTTTTTTCTATCCATCGAAAACCCAATAATAGAACCCGCGCCACCAGTGAGAACGTTCCCATAATTATCAACCATCATCTCGTTTATCATTTTTCTCTGTTCATCAACAGGAAGTTTACGAGCAGTCTCAAGGATCGTTCCGTAGTTACCGGGAAGTTTTTTCTTTTTCTTTGCCATTATCGAAATCTCCTTTTATCTGAAAATCTCTTATCCGAAAATTGTCTCTCTGCAAATTTTCGGACACCCTTGCCATCCTTCGATGGCTTCTTATTAGAACTGGTAAGAACAGTTGTTGTTTCCTGATATGAAGCGTAATTGGACATGGCACTCGAATCACAATAGTCATCAGCGGAACCCTTTTGATTGGGCTTCTCACATACCATCAACCCACCACGATATGATTTTCTCAAATCTCCAAACTGCCTCTGAAAATCGCGGAATTCCCTTGTTCGTTGAGTTTTAGTTCCAGCCGCATACCACCAACTCGGTCTTCCATTCTCCCCTTTTATTCCAAGCGATAAACTCCGATACATAGCATCTTTTGTATATGGAGTATATTTGATCGGAACGATTCTCTTATTAGGAAGTTGATTTATTAGAAGTTCAGTCATTGAATCCCCATCTTTAGATGTCGAGTCAACATAGATAGCCCTGACATTATTCATCCCACCAATCCACGCTCCAAGAAATTGAGACTGTGGTATATAATCTTCTCCTCCAAGTGCTATCCAATCAATTACTACCCGATCATCATTTATAACAGCCGTACACGTTCCAACTGTTTGTGCGGGGTCTTTTGCAACATCTATTCCAATATATTTCGGATAGGGAGTTTTCAGTAATCTTCCAGCTTCAAGATCAAATCGCGCACAATTTGAGAAATCTTCTGCCGTGACAAAATGACCGTGTGCGAGAACCCATATCAACCTGTAACTCATTTTGATATAATCGTCATCCCACCCATATTTAGATACTTGTTTGAGGACAAATCTATAATACGGTTCATGCACATAACACACATGCCTGTAATCATATTCTAAATGGTTCTTCGGAGAATTCTGTTTATTATCCTGTATTTCATTATAAAAAATTCCCGCATGGTCAGTCGGACTTCCAACAAAAATAGGACTCCCATTATAAAATGACAACATCGGGATAATGGATTTAACAATCTGCCGTTCTCCTATATCTTGTGCTTCCTCAAGTACGACAGTGTGCCATGAACGAGATTCAATCTGTGATGAATCAGAGGCGGTATGAGATTCTACCTTCGAGCCTCCCGTTGTTTCGATTGTGTTTCCACGGTTAACCTCTTTTTCAAGCCCGAACACAGCAAGCCTTTCATCGGTCATAACGCTTCTCAAACGTCGAAAGGCATTTTGTGACTGATCGAGAATCGGCGCATATATCCCACACCAATATCCATCCTTCCACCAATCAAATATCCCGCCCTTCTGTTTCGCAAGCATTGGCAAAAAGACAGACAGAAAAAATTGGAGCCGCGCCACATTTTCAGTTTTTCCGCTGTTGTGACAAACAAATCCATTCTCGAATACGTTGTGATATTTCTTGGTTTTTACCTTCCTATTCTTCCAATCAGGAGAAGGCCAACGTTTCGTAGCAGTAACTTCAACCGTCATATCGTATGTATCTTCTGGTGCGAGTTCTTCTATCATCGTTATTTTTTCCCACTCGCAATCCTTACGGAACACAGAAACCTTATCAGGTATCTTCATGTTCCTCACCCTGTAAGGTTGAATTTCATACATGAATCTTGGGACTTCATATCGGTTTATTCTCAACCTGTATCCACCATTATTTTTGAACAGTTCAGATTTCACTCCAAACTTCAATAACAGCAATTTCATTTGATACAGGAATTCGTGATCCTTCTTTTCGCCATCAATATATAAAAGACGAGTATGTTCATCCGCAGTCTCATTCCCGCAACAAGTTTTCTTTGGGCATTTCAAAACAGTCATCCTGTGCGCCCAAAATCGCGACAGGAATTTTCGTAACTGCTCTTTTTCGAGAGATTCAACCCACTCGGGTAGTTTCCCTAAATTATACTGACTCGCAACCCATTTCAAGCAGTTTGAATCTGTTTTCAGTTTGCCAACCGCAAGCGATGATTTTTCCAGTTCGTCACCGAATCGTTCAAGCGTGTTTTCAATTTCAGATATACGCGATTGAGATATAACATCAACGGAGTCATTTTCTTGCAAATACGAGGGCGAGACACCGTAAAAATAAGCAAGTGCAAGCAGTTTATGAGTCGATTCGCGGTGTTCCCCAAACACAGGCGCATTTCGATATACGGCTATATATCTACCCTTGCGGAGATTTTTAAGTCGTTCCCACTTCCCTGTAATGACATTTCGTATCTTCCTGTGTTTAACAAAAAAGCGATGACCTTCAGTGCAAAAGATTTCAAACCCGCTCTTCGTGGTAACACGAAATATTTTTTGTTTCCCATTCCTGTGATACTTAGTTACGGATCCTGGGAAAACTTGCATATACTCTTCGTCAACGCCAACGCAATCCTTAAATTCGCCTTCAACCATATCTTCAATTGGAATGAACCTACCGTTTTGATTAAGTACAAGCGTATCCCCAACCACACACTGACGAGAAAATAAAGCCGTGACATGCTCACCAAGAATATGGATAAGCGTGTGAATAACTCTCCCTGCAAAATTTATCTGTGTGTGGAAAAGGTCGATACCTGTAACATCCTTGATGAACTTAACATACATCTTCGTAAGCCACTCGGACATTTTATCTTCGGGATAATAAATGTTTAGATCGGGTTCACCACGTTCAATCAAATCTTCATAAATACATTGTTCCGGCTCTGTAAGCCCACGGTGTTTACGCTTCTGCGTAAGGCGATGTAATATTCCGTTTTCTATCATCTACGAGCGAAACAGTGCATCCTCGGCTTCACGGCATTTCTCGCCTGAAACCTCGTATGCTTCTGAACCCTTATCGAATTACGCGGTTCGGGTTCAAACCTATGATCCGGGACTTCATCGAAATCGAATTCTTCAATGGCATCCTTGAGATCATCCTGATTAGATGTTTCAGTTTCGATCCAATCTTCTTCATCCATATCGGCGTAATACCCTTTATGAGTTTCTCCTGTAACAGGTGGAACTCGGAGTCTTCAATCTTTATTTTCTTTTTCGTAACACCCTATCATTTTAACCTTCGGAGCCAACCATCAGGGGCAGAAGTCAAAAGAAACTGTTCTCTCTCTTTGTCGATTGAAAATTGATCTCCATGTTTTTCCAGAAAATCACGAACAGCTTCCATCGGGCCTTCTCCCCATCCCGGAAGAATCGGGTTCCCATTGATACAGGTATCTTCGATAACAATATAATTTCCAACCGTAACCAACGGAGCGTAACACAGCAGTTCCTTATACACATGCTCCTTAACATGACAGGAATCGAGAATCACCATGACATCATCTCCCGGTTTAATCATCTTCTCGACCCTGTGGAAAATATCTATATCAACAGAAGACCCGCGTATCCACTCTATCCTCGGATGACTTGGAGCATGTGCTACCTTGCGGATGTCGATACTCACGATCTTCGTTTCAAGCCCAAGACAATCGCACAGGTGAGCAAAATATAAAGCAGAACCCCCGAAATAAGTTCCGCACTCAACGATAACATCTGGACGAGTTTCATAAATTACCTCCTGATACGCCCACATATCAAACGGGTTCTTCAAAACATCTACACCCATCCAGTGCGCCCGATAAAAAACTCTTTTTTCTTCACAGAGATTGTGGAAATCATGTAAAATCTTTACTTGTTCCTTTGTAAGCATAGTGCTCTCCTTATATCACGATGTTACTCCAATTATATCATGGAGTCAATAAAATCCTTAAAAAAATGGAGCTATAAGCCCCTAAAGTAAATCTGGAAGGTGTTATATGACATCAGATGTCCCGGAGGACATCGACTTCTTTATTCTATCATATAATTCCTTTTCTGCGGCAAGAATTTTTTTATTCTTCGATCTCCACTTTTCAACAGGAGTTTCATTTTCGATTCTTTTCCTCACCCTTATGTAACATTTACTACATGCCCCGAACATTCGCCTCCCCTTCGTATTCCCACAAACAAAACATGCTTCCGTTTCACGTTCAGCAAAATAACACTTTTGACATTTTCCTTCAATTCGATCTCCCGGTTCAACAACTTCCCCACAACTAGGGCAAACAGAATTCTCCTTGTTCATAGGAGAATGTTCTTTGCAGTATTTTCTTCCTCTCGGAACATCAACACCACACACAGCACATTTGTAAACAGGTTTGTGTTTGTTCCTTGCCTTTTTATATCTATCACTCATATCCAACCCTTTGATAATTTGTCTGACCCGTTCTCTCGTAAGCCCAAGTATCTCACCCATATCGGCAAGTGATTTCCCTGTATCAATAAGAGCAACCCCAACTCCATTCATCTGCTCAAATTTAGGTTTCCAACGTTCTTCAAATTCGGTTTTCATATACTCTCTATACTCCTCTCTCGACTCAAATTTCTTACTGTCAAGTTCTTCTCGACATGAAGCACAATAATGTTTGTACTTCTCATCCATATCCTTCCCGCATCGGTTACACGTTTTCTTTTTGATTACAGGCATTGTATTCTCCTTGACTCCATATTACATAACGTGCTATACTCTCATTTGAAACGCATCGCGTTTTCAACTCTTTTTCTCCTTCTCCCTGCCGACCTTCTCCGGTCGGCTTTTTTTATCTGTTCTTAACATAATTTCTGTAATCCTTCGGTTGCATTACAGGTTCAGCCATCCTGCTCCGACAGCGTTTACATCGGAATATAGCATAGCCATCCCTGTGCTCGCCTGTGGCTACCCAGTAATGTTTACACTCTTCAAACCCTTTTGACTTGAAAAGTATTTTGCGCTCTTGATCGACAAAATTAGTTTTCTGTTTCGTCCTCTGGTTCATAAATATGTTCTCCTATCTCCCTGATAGCATCGGTAGCTTCTTCGATACTTACTTTTGCATCCCTCATAAAATCGAGAGCGCGATTGATTTCACGAGCCATCTCGTGCTTGTTACGGCTTCCAGTTGCATCTTTGAACTTGACCATTTTTAACCACCTTCACACTTCTCCAATATCTCCCCGTAAGTTTCAGCATCAATCCAAATCTCTCCGTACCAGTTATCTGGATTCCCATCCCATATTCCCTCACTCTGTAATGTTGTCATCCACTCTGCCTGACTCCCCGTATAATCGGTAGGTGGGATACAGGGAACCATATTCTTCTCCGTCATAAGTGCCTGAAAAACAGTTTCGGACATTCCTGAAAATTGATCGTCATTTTCATTCACTAATTCCATCTGCACATGCCTCCAAGTCTCTTCTTTTATCGAATACCTTTTTGAGCATATCGCGCATGAAATGATAATTTGTCTCATGCAACAACCCGACAACAAAATGTTCATCTACAGAGCACAACGCGAAAATAACATCCAACATGGCTGGAAACAATTCTTTAACAACACTCTCCAATTTCCATTCTGCTTTTTCGCGTTCCTTTTCGTATTGAATCCACACCCATCTTACAGGATGTTCCGGTTCGAGATGCCCATATAACGGGTCAGCATCATACGCAACTTTATGATAAATTGCGTTCATCCAATCATATTGATCGTCAAGGAACACATAACGATCATAAATTTTCTTAACCTCATTAAGTTTCATCAGTTTTTATCTCCTTGGTATTCTTCCATTTTTCCTTGCCAAGTAAGATCAAACGTATCCTTCCCGCAACTTCCACATTTCAAATATCCCGCATAGTTCTGATACAAAATACCTCCGCAAGCAGAGCATTTGTGCTTTGTTTCATATTCTGCCCATTCCGGCTTTTCACTCATTTTTCCTCTCCCTTCAAAATAACCGTTCCCTGATTCAACAATCTGTCAACTTCGATTTCCACCCCGGCAAGTTTATTGAGCGTTCCCGCGCCTGGGTCTTTTCCAAGATTCATCTTTGAAGCGATCAAAGGACGAACCTCTTCGATCATAGTGTCATACACATCCCTCGCAACCTGAATTTTCACAGGACGCTTCCCAACCTTATGCGTATATTCGTTTATCAACGAAGTCACCTTCTTCAACATAAAGGCTCCATCGTAATCGAAATTCTTCCAATACTTCGCTTCCTTCTGCGAATAAGTCAAAATCGACATCCT